TTAAAAATTTACATAGCTACTGAAAGCATCTGTTGCTTCTTTAGTAACTTCATCAGAAACATGAGTGTAAGTATCCATAGTTATTTGTAAAGAAGAATGTCCTAAACGTTCTTGGATTATTTTAGACCTAACATTATCTGATTCGAATAATAATGTTGCGTGGGTATGCCGAAAACCATGACAACCAATAGAATGTAAGTTAGCCTTTTCTGCCAATCTTTTAGAACGTTGGTAAATGTCTTGACTTCGGAACATGGTACCATCAATTTTTGTAAAAATGAGTTGTGTTTTAAACCCACCTTTTTTCATTAAAGCTTCACGCTGTCTAAGTTTCCATTTTTTTAAGATATAAGCAGTCTTGTTATCAAAAGAAATTTTACGAATAGAATTGGGAGTTTTAGGATCGTTTATAGTCAATCCGTTTGTACTGATAGCAGTAGTTTTATTTATATTAACTACCTGCTTTTTTAAATCAATATCATTCCAATTCAATGCTAAAGCTTCACCAACACGTATACCAGTAAAAGAAAGTAAGCGAAAAATAGCACAGTCTAAGTCAGCATAGTATTTTAGAACTAAACTATCTTCTTTGACTTGATTGGCAATGCTATCAGCTGTATTTAAGAAATGTTCCAGTTCGTCTTTTGTATAGAACTTTCTTTTTGTATTCTTTTCTACTTTCTTTAGCGAACTAGGCTTAGTTATTTTCTTAAATGGGTTTGAGTCTATTATTTCTAAACCAACAGCATAGTCACAAACACGAGAAGCATAACTCAAAAGTACTTTTCCCATTTCATTCTTTTTATACCATTTATTAACAGATTTTTGCACGATCTTGACTGTTAAACGTTCAAGTCGCATTTTCCCGAATGTGGGCAAAATGTGTTTTTCCATACGTCGTTCAGTAGCCATGAATGTGGATTCCCTAACTGTTTTTTTGTATTCGTCCAACCACATATAATAAACTTCTTCAAAAGTGGTTAAACGAGTATGCTCGTTAGCTAGGTTTCCATTATCATAATCTAATTTTTTTTGATTAAGCTTGAGCTGTGCTTCTTTTTTTGTATTACAGTTTCTGATAGTGACATTAATTTGTTTTCCAGTTAAATAATCTACGCCTAAATAGGCAGTTACTTTCCAGTATTTTTTTCCTTTTTTTGTATATTGTTTAAAAGTTGCCATTTTTTATCCTTTCCACTTGGGCAAGCGAATAGAAGGAATGACAAATTTCTACCACCTCCTTATTAGATTTTAAAGCCCCTAGCATGAATCGAACACGCTAGAACTCACCAGAGAGGGGGATAATAAAGCATATGTTTTTTGTTAAGCAGTGCGCGTTACTTTTTATTCTCTAATTTTCTAATAGCTTTTTCTAAATCATTTATTTTTTTTATTAGCATATCTATTTTTTCATCTTTTTCATCATTGTTATTAGATTCATTACTTTTATTAAAATATTCAGTAATAGTAGAAGTTAACATGCCAACAAACCCAATTCCCACAATCATCAAAATGATTGCAGCAATTCTTCCTAATGGAGTAGTTGGAGAAATATCACCATATCCGACAGTTGTTGTTGTTACCAAAGCCCACCAAAACGCATCAATGTATGGAACGTTTTCTGCATATGAGTAAATCATTGCTGAAATAACAATGAGAACCGAGCTTAAATAAATCACGTTTAAAAATCCATTAGTATTTAAAAATGATTTAGTGTTTCTTGTTAATTTGCCAACCACACCTATCGCTCTTGTTAGCTTTGCTAGTCTAGCTATTTTAGCTATTCGAAACAACCTAGCGATTCTAAAGAAAGAAAAAATAGCATCAAAAGGAATTATTGCGATCAGATCAAAAATATTTTCTTTAAAAAATTTAATTTTATTTTTTGAAATAAAAAATCTAACAATGTAATCAATTGTAAATGTGATTAAGATAATATTATCAATAATGTTAAATGGTGGATTACTAATATTAATAACATTTGAAAAATCAAGAATAACTAAAGCGATTGAGATTAATGCTAAAACAACAATAGAGTAATTATAGAATTTTTGATTTATTTTCAATGAAGTTCTCTCACTCTCTAAATGAGGTTTAAATCCGTGTTCCCAGCACGGACTTTTTTATTTCAAATAAATTTCTTGTCCCATTTTTAAGTTGTAATGAGCTATAACATTTGAGTAATTGTATTGTCCTTCATATTTTTCGATTAAGCTTCTAAACATATATTGTTCTGCTTCGGATTCCATCTTAGAACGAAAAACAGGAATTTTATACAATGCCATTATATCCACATGGTCTTCTACATGCTTTAATTCGTGATATATTGCTTCTTCTTGTTCTGTTGGTGTTAAATTTTGATTTACAAATATGATACCGTAAGTAGGGTCGAAACATGCGCGTTTGTTCAAAGTAGTAAAAACTAACTCCACATTATATTCTTCTACCAACTCTTTGATACTTTTCATATAAGCACAACCTTTGACTTATTTCCCGAATCTACCCTTTAAATATGCACGAATAACTTCTCTGTCATGATCATCAAGCGGTTTACCGTCAAAACTCATGACGTTATCCAACACATCATCTAAATCATCAGATTTTTTTTCATCAGTTGCTTTAGTATTATCAGTTCTTCCCAATAGATAATCTACAGATACATCAAAGTAGTCTGCTAAGCGACTTAATTCATTAGAATTGGGTGTTTGTCTTTTCCAACTACCGATATATCCATTAGAGTAGCCAAAATTTATTTCCAATTGTCTAATAGAAATGCCTTTTTCTTTAGCTAAGTCTTTTATTATTTCGTAAGTATTCATTGATTTTTCAACCTTTCTGAATGCTCACAAAAAAAGTTTAGATTAATAATGTAAAAACGGTTGACTTATTTATATTATTAATCTATACTATGTTTTGTAAACAAGTTAATCAACTAAAAAGACAACAAAAACAATATTGATAAATAAATGCTAACCGCCAAGAAAGCTACAAATCAATGTTTCAATGTCTTATTTAGTTATGCTTTTAGTATAGATTATTAATCTATTTGTGTCAACTAAATTTAGAAATTAGTTGATTAATTTGTTTACTAATTTAGAGAAAGGAGAAAAAGCATGGCAAATATTCAAGAAACACGCCAAAAAATCTTGAATCACTTTGAGAAAAATCAATGGGAGATTCCTGATGTAGCAAGTGCTTTAGGAATTACAGAACAATATCTACGTAAAATCCTAAATAATCCAGAAAAACATCTGAAACAAATGACCGATATTATTGCTTATTACAAAATCAGATAGGAGGTGTAAAAAATGGAAGTGATTTTAACTCCAGAAAATGAAGCTTCTCTAAGAGATTTTGTACACGGAATTATTGTTGATGAAATAGAAAAAGTACGAAGAGATACCGCAGTTGATAAGCGAGTCTTAAATCAAACAGAGATTGCAAAATATTTCAATGTATCCACAACAACAATAAGAGAATGGGAGAAGCTAGGGCTTCCGCATGGATCAGTAAGTAAACAAGGGAAGTTCTACGACAAAGAAGAGTGTCGCAGATGGCTTCTATCACAAAAAAGATAAATCTTGGGCAAGCGAAATTTAGGGAGGAAATAATATGAAAAAAATATATCACTTGAGACGTATAGCGGCGCTGTTGGTTGTGTTCGGACTAGGTCTATTGGTAGGTGGAAATATTGGACCATTAATCCAAAACATGTGTATAGCGGTTTTTATCATTTGGCTTTTAATTTATGATTTAGCGCTTGAAGATCGCGAGGTGAAGTAAATGAATGTATTCGACGTAATAGGAATAGTCGCAATTCCAGTAGCTATCTTGTGTTTTCATAATTGGATAATTGGTGAGCGATTAAGTGAAGCTGAAAGCCGAATAAATAGTTTAACCATTCAACAAATGAACTCACGACCAACATTTCAAGATAGTAGGACAGGAGCCGTTTTAGCAACCCGACAACAAGCTATACCACCACAAATGAAAACTAAGACTAAATCGGTTTTGAATGAACATGAAACTGAAATGGTTAAAGAAGTAGTGCTAGAAAAAATCGATGTATTGAAGAATAATTTGCGATTTATGCGATCTAATCAACGCAAACACAACAACGTTTATACATTAAATCAGCTTGAAAGACAATTGACTTTGTATGAAAGAATTTACAAAAAGATGTCTGATAATGAGGAATGAAAAGATGGAACAACAAATAAAGACCCACTTCGACGGCCATCAAAGTAGGTCAATTACAAATATCAAATTCAAGGAGAGTGTACCACATGAATAAAGAAATTGAAAGAATGATTATTGAACTTGAAAAAGAATGTAAGGCACAGAATGTTGAACTTCTTCTATGTGCTACAAATTTTGAAACAGGCCAAGGAAGTACTGCGTTTTGTGGTTCAGTTATCGGGTTAGCTATACTCTTGCAAAAACTTGTAGGTGATCTAAAAGAGCAATTAAGTATAAGCGAATCTTGTGATTGTCCAGAATGCGTAGCAGAAAAAGCCGAAGATGCTGCAAATGAAAAATCTATGGATGAACTACTAACTGCATTTTTACGAGGTGAACTGCAATGATTGAAGTAAGAGGTTTAAGTGATGATGTTTACGAATTAATGTTAGCGAATGCTCAAAATAGAATTGTTCAATCAATTCGAACTGCAGCAGCAAATGGTAATACAAGTTGCGTAGTGAATAGTAAAGGTCTTACATCAACGTTTTTATCTCAATTAGAAACAGAAGGATTTGATCACGTTGAACTTGAAGAAAACAAAACGAAAATATTCTGGGAGTGGTGAAAATGCCTGAATTTGATTCATTAGGAGCTAGACAAGAGCCGCTAGAAGAAAAAGAAGCATTAGAGCCAACATGGGAATATGACGAAGAAGAGGAGAATCAATGATGGGGGAAATTATTTTACAAAAAGACGTTACTGATGCAGTTTCTAACAGAATTAAAGGTTTAGAGCAGGATGGGTTACAATTGCCAGCTAATTACAATGCATCGAATGCTCTAAAATCAGCATGGTTTGCAATTCAAAAAGTACAAGATCGAAATAAAAGACCTGCTTTAGAAGTTGTTACAAAAGAATCTGTTGCTAACACTTTATTAGATATGGTTGTTCAAGGCCTAAGTCCAGCAAAAACCCAATGTTATTTTGTTGTTTATGGAAAAGAGTTACAAATGCAACGATCATATTTTGGAACACAAGCCGTTTTGAAACGTTTATCAAATGTTAAAGATATTTGGGCGGAAGTTGTTCACAAAGGTGATGTGTTTAGGATTGGCAGTGAAAAAGGCAGAACAGTCGTTAAAGAATTTGAGCCAGACTTCGCAAATCAAGACAATGAAATTATTGGTGCTTTTGCAGTAATTGAAAAAAACGATGGCGAACGTGTTTATACCGTTATGACAAAAAAAGAAATTGACAAATCTTGGAGCAAAGCGAAAACAAAAAATGTTCAAAATGATTTTCCAGGAGAAATGGCTAAACGTACAGTAATCAATCGAGCCGCTAAAACATTTATCAATACAAGCGATGATAGTGATTTACTGACAGATGCGATTAATAGAACAACAGAATACGAATATGATGAAAACAGACGTAAGGAAGCAGAACCAGTTGCAGATACAGCAATAGCACTTGAAGAAAAATTATTTGCCAACAATAAAAAAGTTATTGAGCAAGAAAACGATATTGAACAAGCAAAACCAATTGAAAAAGAAGATTTAACGAAAACGGCTGAACAAATTTTAGAAGAACCAGTTCAGGAAACTTTAGATGTGATGGCTGGTTATGAAACGAATCAGAAAGAGAGTGAAGCTGATGTCTCAACGATTGAAGAAGACGATTATCCTTTCTGATGAAAATTATTATTCACAAGAAGCGGACCTAGCTTATATGTCTGTCTCTCAATATAAAAAATTTCTTGAATGTGAAGCTGCAGCTCTTGCCAAGTTAAAAGGCGAATGGACACCAGAGAGTGATCCAAGAGCATTGCTAGTTGGTAATTATGTTCATTCTTACTTTGAATCACTAGAAATTCATGAAGCATTTAAAGAAGAAAATAAAAGCAAGATGTTTTCTTCAAGAAAACCGTTTGGCCTACTGAAAGATTTCCAAATTGCGGAGCAGATGATTGAAAGATTAAAACAAGAAGAAGCCTTTTTAAATATTTATCAAGGTGAAAAAGAAGTGATTGTCACAGGTGAAATTGGTGGTGCAATGTGGAAAGGGAAAATTGATTGTTTGAATTTAGAAGAAAAGTATTTTGTAGACATCAAAACAACCAAAGATATGCATGAAAAGAAATGGGATGAACGTTTAAACAGAAAAGCAAACTTCATTGAACGCTTCGGTTACGTGTTACAAATGGCTGTTTATTGCGAATTGCTTCGTCAACAATATGACAAAAATTTTCTTCCTCTCATTGCAGCCGTTTCGAAACAAACACCTAGTGAAGCAAAACTAATCACTCTTAGCGAAGAAAAAATGATTTACGAATTAGAAGAATTAAAAGAAAACATCGAGCATGTTGTGCGAGTGAAAAATGGCGAAGATGAGCCAGTTAGTTGTGGAACTTGTGAATATTGTAGGGGGCACAACAAAATTACCAATTTTACCAGTATGGACGATTTATAGGAGGTGCATAACGAATGAATACTGGATATATAAAATTGTATCGAAAAGTGACCAATTCATTCGTTTGGACCAACGCTAATATGTTTAAACTTTGGTCTTTATGTTTAATGAAGGCGAGCCATAAAGAAAGTAGATTTATTTTTAATGGTCAAGAGATAGCCGTGTCCAGCGGTCAATTCGTCACAGGGCGCGCCGTTATTGAGAAAGAGTTCAATGAAGGTGTTCCACGTGACCAACAGATTGTCGGGCGTACGTTATGGAGATGGTTAAAAAAATTTGAAAACGAGCAAATGTTGTCCATCTCATCAACCCCGAAATACAGCGTTATAACAATAAATAATTGGGATGACTATCAAGTCAATGACCAACAAGTGTCCAACAACCGTCCAACAAGTGTCCAACAGTTGTCCACATACAAGAATGAAAAGAATGATATGAATGAAAAGAATGTTGTAGTAGTAGAAGAGCAGCAGTCAGTTTTTCAACTTTATCAATCAATTTTTGGAATGCTAAATTCGGTCACTACTCAAAATTTAGAGTACTGGTGTAATGATTTATCAACTGAATTAGTAAGTGAAGCTTTAAAAATTTCCGCAAAATCAAATGCTAGAAATTTCAAATACACTGAAAGTATTTTGAGAAATTGGGAACAAGAAGGCGTTAAAACTTTAGATGATGTAAAAGCATTAGCCGTAAAAAGAGAACGTACTACAACCAAGCAACAGAAATCAAACACAGGTCATTCGGATTACGATGATCTTGGATTTTAGGAAGTGAAAGAATGCAGTCAGCATCAGATGGATTTTCAAAAATGATTAAAACGTTGCTTTATATCACACCTATTCCATGCCCAGAGTGCGGAGGAAATCTTTATGCGTGGCGTGCCAAAAATAAAGATGGGTCCGATAGATGCCCGCCAACTTGTATGGAATGTGGATATAAAGCACGCAAAAAAGCAGAAGACCTCGAAACAGAAAAAATGTTTAACGATAGTTTGAAAGCCAGAGCGATTAATTATCTGAAATATAGTTCGCTTTACACCGACAAAAATTTAATTAATTGTCGTTTTAAAACTTACAAAACAGTAGACACAGAAACCAAGCTTGCTTTCGAAATTGCCAATCGAGCCACGACTGAAATTCTTTTGAATAAACCAATTCATATGATTCTTTCAGGAAAAAGCGGTGTTGGTAAAAGTCATTTAGCTATGTCAACGGCATGGGAAGTGTTGGAGAAATCAAACTATGATAAACGCTGCCTGTTCATTAGCTATGCGGAACTCTTAGAACAGCTAAAATTTGCGATGAATGATGAGCAAGCCAGAAAGACAATAACAGGTAGTTTGATGGCAGAAATCAAAAGCGCAGATTTAGTAGTTCTGGACGATTTAGGAGCCGAGTTGGGAGTTAAACAAATTGATGATAGGAATAAAAGTACTAACTTCAATAACGACACCTTGAATCGCATTGTAGAAGCTCGGCAGAATAAAGCAACTATTTTTACTACGAACTTAACAGGTAAAGAAATGAGCCAAGCTTATGGTGAGAGAATCCTTTCTCGCATCATGAGTAATTCACAAGGTTTTGTGATGAAAATTGAGGGTACATCAGACAAACGAGTAGCAGGTATCTGAAATATTATTTTTAGCGAATATATTCAGCGTAGAGCAGTTTTACAATCAAGTGAATATAAATAGATATAAAGAAAGAAAAACGGCTTAAAACGCATTTTAAAGCCTTAAAAACAAATCGATAGAAAGGGGGATCATTCAATGCCGTATGTAGTGAAAATTTCAGCTTATCTTGGCAAAGATGGTCGACCAGTAGCTAATTTGAAAGATGCTGTGCTATTTGAGCAAAAAGAGACAGCAGCTATTGCAACAATCGTATCTGGCGGAACTGTTTCAGAAGTAAAGGAAGCCATCATAATGCCAGAAAAACCGAAGAAACATATAGGGAAATCTATTAAACGGATTGATAAGAAGGAACCGACCGAAAAAGCTACCAAAAGTAATCAAGCTTGGATGAAAGGGGCTAAATGAGAATGAAGTGTGTTAGATGTCAAGATCAGCGTGTGATTTGGGGCAAAGATAGATTTAATTATGCAACGCCTATTCCATGTCCTGAATGCAATAAAGATGGAAAAGCAGTTCGAGCGGAAACTGCGACCAAGGAAAGGGAGTTAAAACAATGCAATCACCAACAGCCCTGAATAAGCGAGGAAATAAAGTCACGATTGATGGTTACACATTTGATAGCCAGAAGGAAGCTAACTTTTATACAAAGTTTGTCAAAAATTGTGGGTTACCTTTTGAAGTTCATCCGCGTTTTAAACTAACTGAACTTACACCAACTGCGGATGGTATAGGCAAAATTTCGGCGATAGCTTATTCACCTGATTTCATCATAAAAAACTTAGATGGAAGTTGGAGACATGTCATTGATATAAAAAACTCTTTTGGCGTGTATGGCATTGACCAATCCGTTAAGCTTCGTTTTCGTCTATTTGCCCTTAGATATGGTCATCCAGTTGAAGCGATTGTTGTTCGTGCTAGAGATTTTAAAGTGATCACACAAGGTGTAACTAAGCCTTTAAACGAAAAAAGACCATTCATAACCGATAATTTCGATTACGAATGGAAAGATGCAACTAATTATTAAAAGAAAGTAGGAAAATAAAATGACAAAACAAGTAAATTTCAGACCAGAATTAAAGAAAGCTACATCAAAAGGAAATGGAAATACAGAAGTGTTATTAGTCGTCAGCAATGGCTCATTAGTCGGTAAAAAAGACGATTTAGATGCTTTGTTAGGTAAAACAGTATCTGTGACCATTCAGCCAGAAACAGTGGAATACAAGGTACCAGTAAACAAACAGACCAATAAACCGAATGTCGAATACGTTGTAAATAACGACGGGACAGTTGAAGTTCTAAAAGAAGAACAAACTTCTTTAGAAATGGGCGATGATGTACAAGAAGTCGAAGAAGTTGCTGTGCAAGTATCGAAAGAAACCATTGACGAATTCATCAAGAAAGCAACGACTATCGAATGGCCAGAATCAGTAACAATCAACGTTCGTGGCGTGTTGCATCGAATCGATGAAGGGGAAGCGCTAGAAGAAATTGCAGCTGATCATGATGTTTCAGTTGAAAATCTAATCAACCAAGTTGAACTTGCACGCCAACATTTTGCACCGTTTGCTGATTCTTGGAGCAAAAATAAAGAGAACATCATTTTCCCTGAAAAGACAGTTGAAGATGATGAAGAAGAAATCGAAGAATAATCTCGTAGAAAGTGAGTGTTCATTTTGCTTGAGATTTATTATACGCCAACATCCGCAATAATTGCGGATGCATTGGCTAAAACATATGAAGTTGTTTCTTTAGAAACAGCTAGAAATATTGCCAAGAAATTTAAAGCTAGTTTAAAGCAGAAAACTGACCTTTATGTGATTGAGGGAATTTTGATTAATGCTGGTTATAAAAAAGAGCCAGTGAATTTGTGAGAAAAATGTGATGAAACTGGTGTCAATATACAAGCGGTGTTACCACACGAAATCATGGATGAATTAGGCAACATGATAAGCGATAGTCTTGAATTTTAGGAGGAAGAAGAATGAGCTACGAAAATTACAAAAATTGTGTTGAAGAGATAAAAGACAAGAACGGTAAAGTAATTAAATATCATGACGTTGTTAGAACATCACGAGGTGAAATTTTATTAGTAGGATTTGGAGTAAATCACCATCATAAAACAAAAGGTTTGAATGCCTTTAATAATTTTATTGGTGCGCATGATTGGTTAGATGTGTATCCAGACGGAGAATTAGAAATCCTAGGAAACGTTGACTTTTTTGGGAGGAACAGCGATGAATAAACAAGAAAAAGAAGATTTAATTCAAGCGCTCTATGATATCGGAGGATGCGATGCAGAAGATGAATGGTCAAGAGGTTATGACGACGGAGTAAATGCAGCAATTGAGGTCGTAAAAGAGATTAAAGTACAGGAAAAAGCCATTGTTCCAAAGTTTGTGGCGTATTGGTTCGAAGATAATTTTGAAGAGTTAGATTGGGAACTTGGTGGTGTTTTAATAAATGCTTTTAATACAAATAGAAGTGAGAGAAGTGATTTTCAAGATTGGCTTGTCGATACCACGAATTATCCAATTGAAACATTGATAAGAATGAAGTTGTTTGGCTACGAAGTCGAGAAAGAGCCAGCCATTCACGAGCTTAAAATTTTACCAGAATATTTTGAAGCGGTTGTTTCAGGTAATAAACGTTTTGAAATCCGTAAGAATGACCGTAACTATAAAAAAGGCGACATCTTACGCTTAAATGAATATCAAGACGGACAATATACAGGTGATGTCCATGTCGCAGAAATAACGTACATTACAGATTATACCCAACAAGATGGCTATGTAGTGCTGGGGATTAAGTGAGGAGGATCAATAAATGAAACGTAACTGGAAAAGTGTAATAAATAAAGTTAGTGGCATTGCAATAATGATTCTTGTAGCAAAAGCAACCGTGAGCCATTTCGTGCATGGCAATGACATAACAAGCAGTGACTTCGTTTATTTCCTTTCATGCTCGTTTATTTTGGGATTAGGGCTATATTTAGGAGGTTCCTGTGTATGAGTTATCCAGAAGTTTATATTTTAGTACGACAAGTCGATGGCGTTTATGTTGAGTATTCAGAGCCATATTATTCAAAAATAGAAGCTGAACTTGATAAGCATCACTATGAAATGGGTCAATCAATGGCAGATGATGCTGGTTCTTTGAAAATTTTAAAGTATGGTAGACCGATTACAACAAAAAAACAGCCACGAATGGCTGTTTAAATCAATTGTACATTAGTTCATTGCACCTGTCGTTTGCTTGAACGAGGGTACTGAATTTTTCAATGTCAATATCTAATATCGATAAACATAGTTCAATGTTTCTTAGTTCTTTTAAATTTAATACGGCGTAAAAATGTGGAATCAAAAAATTGAGAGGAGTAACTTTTTGCGGTAGATTTGCTTTAATACGGGAAGAATACAGTCGATAGTTCAAGCTATAAACTTTGACGGGATAAAAATTAGTATTCATACGAACACCTACTTTCTGTCACTATTTAAGAGTAACATGAAATGTTAGTAATGTCGGTTACAAAATGTAAATATAAAGAAACCTTAACAAAAATATTTTAGATAGAGTAATATAAAAAAGCCAACCGACCACTGGTTGACTAAGAAGAATATTTTACCAGAAAAGTGGTAGCTTGTGATATGTGAGGTTACTTTACCCCAAACATTGGTCACAATAAAAATATTTTATCATGAGTAAAGAAAGCTGCCAACAAAAAAGCCAGATTGCTCTGGCTGTGGATAATGTGTGGATAACTTTGTGGAAAAGTCGTTATTATTATACCACAAAAGGAGCGATTTCACTTGATTAAATTGCTAAAAGAAGTAGATTTTCGACAAACAAAAGCGAATGCCAGAAATGTGTTGAAGAATTTTAGACGTTTAGAGCGAATAGCTGGTCGCTCTTTGATAGATTTAAAATCACCAATTATTACAGATATGCCTAAAAGCCAAAGTCATGGGAACAAAGCAGAAGATGCGCTAGTACAATTAGCAGATGCAGAAGCAGAAAGAGACGCAATTTTATCTGCGCTTATGGCATTAAGCCTAACTAGCAGACAAATTTTGCATTATAGTTTCTGTGTGCAGGACCATTACTCTAATTACAAGATAGCTAGGGAAGTTGGATATTCCGAAAGAAGTATTCAACGAATGAAATCAGAG